GAAGTACATCTAATTATAAAAGGAATAACAAATGAGTAACAAATATTTTAATGTAGATAAATTTAAACAAGATGAACAGAGAAAGGACTTTATAATGAATGCACTTGTATGGGCTGTATTATTCTTCGCAGCAATAGGCGTATTGTCAACGTTTAGCATAATTTTAACTAAGGTATGGGAGTGGTTTGTATGACTAATAAGAGAAGCTTAGAAGTTATATGGGATGCCTTGCACGAATGGCAGGACATACACGAAGGACGCAATCCAGTAGGTAAAGAAACTTATGAGGAGCGATGGGATAACATCTGTACCGCTATGGCATGGATTAAAGAAGACTTAGAAGACATACAATATGCAAAAAAGGAGACAATGTAATGACGCTTTCAATTTTGAATAATCAACTTACTTTTAGAAGTGGTATGACTGATGCTGAATATAAATATTATGATGAAAACAAACTACCCTTTAATATGCAAGAAGCTAATGCATCACGAGGTGGTGGTAATACTATTAAATGGCGTGATACAGATTGGCATAATTTTGAGGTTGTTTTGGAAAATGAAGAATTTAGTACATACATAACTCATAAAACTGCCAGAATGTTACTTCAAAGTATATTAGGTAGTAGCAATGCAGAATACTTTTTGTATCATCATTTAAAGGATAACTTTGATGAATTACATTACCCAACTGTCTGGTCTAATTTAGGCGTAGAAAAAGAATGGAATAAACATAACGTTAAACAAACTGAAAAGGAAACAGTATAATGACTAACATAACTCAAATTAAAATATCTCAAGATAAACTAATACTATCACACTTGCGTAAAGCATCTAGCATTACTGTGAGAGAAGCTATGGTCGAATATAGCGTTAATAGCTTAACCAAACAGATATCAAGGCTACGCAAAAAAGGTCACAATATCATATCAACATGGCGCAGCCACCCTATTACAGGCCAACGCTATACAAGATACACATTATTAGAAGAAAGCGAGGTGTAATATGCCAAAAGATTATCACCAAATCAGAATTAAGAAGCAGTTAAAAACTAAGAAAGTTTTAAAGCAAATGTCTGCTGAACAAAGAGAAGCAATAAAAGAGATACAAGAAAGTGTAGCTCAATGCATAAACATGATTAAAGAGTGCAACGACTTGTACATGAGTGATATCTCTAAGCTAGAACTGTCTTATCATAACCTGACATGGGCATTCGAAGTGAGTGATGTATGAGTGTATCTGGAGAGATAGAATACTGTGAGGAGCAGATAGAGAAACTACGTGAAGATTTAGACGAACTCTATCTGCTTAAAATGCACAAACTGGCTACCCTACTTAGCATTAAGAAAAGGTTAGCTAAACTAAAAGGACTGCATGAGTAATGTCAGAATTAAAACCAATATTTTATTGCCCTGAGTGTTTAAGTCAGGGTGATAAGAACAAGCTTAAAGTAATTTATACAAAGGAATACTTTGCATTGGGCTTTCCTAGTATTAGGAGACGCAAGAAGTGTATAGAGTGTGACTTTAGAATTAATACAATAGAAATGGAATTGACAGAATGATTTATAGATACGTAGTAAATACAATTAGTGACAAGTCAGGTAAGCTTGTATGTTATGAGACTTGCCAAACAAAAGATGAAGCCTTGAGGGTAGTTAAACGCTACGCAGCAATAAAAGGATTAACAAATAAAATTGAGGAGAATAAAAATGCATAACCTAGAACTATCACACACTGAGTTACACACACTCAAAACTGTACTCATGTCCGATATGGAGTTTTCAGCAATGGATGTCCCAGATTTTAGCAGTTCAGAAGATATGTTCTTTTACTATGAAAGAGCTAAGATATTGGAAACGATTAACACTCAGATGGGAGATCAAACATGATTGAGATAGAACGTGAGAAATACTTTGTAATGTCTATACGAAAGTTAAAGCCAAGCAGTGTAGGCCATCCAAGGTTCAAACTAAATGTAGTAGACAAGGATGGAAACGAAAAGATATTGCATACTCGCAAAGATAGATCGTGGGTGTACAAGATTGATAAGACTTGGGAGAAACGTATGATTGATGGTGTTGTGAGTGATAGTGTAAAGAGAAACTACACTCTGGAACAAGCAGCAATAGCTGAAACATTTGAGTTTTAGGATGTTAGATTTATTATCACCTATTGTACTTATATGTCTAATCTATCTATACTGGTTAATTAAATTATGTATAGCATATGCGAAAGGAAAGTAATATGAAACAAAAGATCCCCAAGCAATCTGCTAAACTCCTGGAGATAGCTGAGTTTTACCTTAACTCTGAAGCATTCAAGAGACTGAAGGCCAAGACGCAGAGAGACTATGAAATCCATCTGAAAGCTATTGTTAATACAGTAGTAGAAGGCAAGGCGCTTGGGGTTTACCATAACAAGAACATCAAGGTTAGACACTTGACTGCTGCCTACGAGCAGTGGTTACAGTCTGGAGTTCGTAGTGCAAACTATCGCAAGACAGTCTTATCTGCCTGTTGGAAGCACTCAATGCGCTATGATGTGATGATACACAACCCCATATCTTTAGTTAAGACACAAAAGACGGACAGACGTACAGTGATGTGGACGAGAGAGTACGTTAAACGCTTCTTAGATGAGGCATATGCTGACTTTAACTACCGAAGCATAGGTTTGATCGTACATATGGCATACGAATGGGGGCAACGTGTAGGCGATATGCGCCTGTTAAAATGGGAATGCTTGGACTTATCTGAGTGTCGCTTGGATATTAAACAAAGTAAGCGAGGTGCAGAAGTTCACCTACCCATAAGTAAAAATTTGTGTCAAATGTTACAAGCGCAGCAGGAAGATTTTGGCTTCCAAGATTATGTAGCACCAAGGGTCAAGCCCAGGTCTGGAGCATTTACACCATACGATTTAGAGGAAATATCTCCTAATATCAATGCGTTATTAGACAAAGCTAATCTACCAAGAGAGCTTACTGCTATGGATTTGAGGCGTACTGCTGTAACAGAAATGCTCGAAGCAGGTGTTGACATTGCAGGAATACGTCAAGTAACTGGACACAAGAATATGCAGAGTGTTGTGCCATATATGATCAATACATTTAGTGGAGCAAGTAAAGCTCTATCAGCGAGAGGTAATGAGGATGATGAACATTAGAGGTTACTTAGATAGTCTCAACCTAAGAGATGAAGAGTTTATCCGCAGAGACTGTCCATCTTGTAGTGGCAAGAATACTTTTACTGCTACGAAAGAGATGGGTCAGATCAAGTACAACTGTTACAAGTTAGACTGTAATATAGGTGGCTACCACAATGTAGACCTGACTGCTGCGGAGATAAAGCAACTGCTTTCAATAAGAGAAACACCAAGGGAAATGGAGAAAGAAACAATGGAGATACCCGAATATGTAGTACAGCCCAGCGCTGAGCATGATAAGTTTCATAAGTTTGTAGCACAGTGGGGTCTTAAGGACTCTAGGCTACTCTATGATGTTAAGGATGAACGTGTTGTCTTTCCTATCTATCACTCAGGGCGTATCATTGATGCTAACGGACGTTCAGTAGGCAACAAACAGCCTAAGTGGTACAGATATACTGGCAAGGGTGATTACTTCTTTAAGCATGGCGATAGCTCTACACTAATTATAGTTGAGGATTGTGTGTCAGCACTGGTGGTATGCCAGGAAATACCTCACGTAAATGCTATGGCTATCCTTGGAACGTCTCTAACCGACAAACATATGGAGAGAATTGCAGAGTATGACAATATTATTGTAGCACTAGATCCAGATGCAGCACACAAGACCTTGCAGTTTAGCAGGGAGATACATCTATGGACAGGAGCTAAGACTATTGCTTTTAACCTTGACGACGACATCAAGTATAAAGTAGACAATGACATTGAGAGACTTAAGGAGATAACACAATGAAGGATTACATACCAACGCAGATGGAACGAGAACTAATGAGCTTAGGTGTCATAGCCATACAAGAGAAACCAAAGGCGATGGGCTTTAAAGAAAGTCGAGCAGAGGTTAAGGCTTGGCATGATACACTCATAGTTGATGGCGAGGTAATGTTTTAATGTATAGTGTAGAGATGGAAGAGAACTGTTCTATAATTACTACACTTGATGAAGATGATGCATACGAAGATGTGAAAGTTACCATAGCGAATGATGGTACAGTTTATATGCAACAGTTTAATGAAGGTATATCGAGAGAGGATATGATCTATATGTCTTACAATCAACTTAAAGACATATTGAATGCAATACATTCGCCAGAGGGATGTTACTACGTAATAGAGAAGGTTACACTATGATTGAATTAGCACTTATAAAGACGCTACTAAACAGAGAATTTTATGATCAACACAAGGGTATAAGATGTCCTGATAAGATATTCACTAAGGATATACGCAAGATCAAACAAACACTTGATGCAGCAATGAAGGATTATGATGGGGATCTAAACACATCAGACCTGGAAGCTTTGTTCTATGCACAAAACCAAACAATGACTACAGCTACCAAGACTGCATACGGTGATTTGTTTAGGAAGTTAAACAATGAAGATACAATTAAGGAAGATATAGCTGACAATGTTTTAGGTAAACTCTTTCAGCAGTATGTAGGAGAGAAGGTTGCCAACTTAGGGTTTGACTTTGTTAATGGTAGTGAGGAAAGCCTTGAGCCATTACGCAGATTACTTGAGGACTTCAAGGACGACTTTACACCTAACATTAAAATAGATTGGGAAGACATAACTATTGACACGTTACTTGAAGCTAATGACTTGGCTACCCAATGGAAGTTTAACATACCAAGCCTGAGACGTAAGGTTGAGGGTGTATCAGGTGGTCACTTGCTTCTCGTAGGCGCTAGACCTAACACTGGTAAAACATCCTTTCATGCTTCACTTATAGCAGGT